GCCATATATTTAAAAAAGCGACCCTATTCGGATCGCTTCCTTATCGTGATTTCGATTGTCTCGCCTTCGCTGTTTTTCTCTCGCAAGACTACATCGTGTCCTTGTTCAATTATGATTCGGTACTCGGCGGCGTTCATTTCTATCTTGTCGCCAAGCATCGTTATGACTTCTTTTGTATCCATGTTTTCACCAACAAAAAAGACACCCGAAGGTGTCTTTTGCATACATCTTTTATTAAACTTTATCAATCTTTGGGTACTGTAAGTTCTATTATTTCAGCATCAATATCGGTTATAGAACAGTTCGGATTATCCTTAACAAATCTTATGATTTTCTCCATGTTTTCTTCTGTTCTAATAGACGACAAAGAACAACTCACAAAATCTCTACTCTTTGTATGTTCTAATAGAACTAATACAAATTCTTTTGTTGTTGGGCTATCTTTAGAAATCATACTTTTTCCAATCTCTTCCTACCGCTTCTGAATATATTTCATCCATAATATCTTCATACGGATCAATAGGAGTTTTATCAATAATTTTGTATTGATTATGCCCTTTGTTAATTGCTTTGTACCAATAGTCTCCTATTGGTCTACGAACAAGGCACAAACTTTTTTCCTCTGCGGTAAGGTTATTGTCAAGTTCTTCATAAACGTGTTCTTTTTCCGCCGCCGTAAGTCCTTTAACCTCCGGATATCTTTTCCAAAGTTCTACGGCTCTTGCATATTCTTCGGGACTCATATTTCCCGTCGCAAATCTTGCTCTGACAAACTGTTTAGGTCTGTTCTCAACCTCTTTATTTATAGTAATACTATCATCAGCGTTTGTAAACTGAACTTTGTTGTACGTTTTATTAACTTCTTCCCTCATTTTCCCAACGAGAATGACCTTTCCTTTCTCGTCAAGATAGTCCAATCCACAACGGCAATTATAGGATTCTTTTGCGCTGTAATACCAATCGTGAGGGAAACGCATCAAGTCTTTTCCGACATTAAACATCTCGTCAATAGCTTTAGTAACACCATCAACGGCTCTGTGAGTCGGACGAACTCTATCATCACGCTCTGTCTTCCAACGTTTGCTGACAGCACCCATCATTTCCGCTCTCTGCATTTCGGATATTGCTATGACATCGTTTGCTTCATTAACAGCTTCGTGTGTTGCTCTCATATCCGATGTCCAATACGGGTCTGATAAATCCTGCTCCTGTGTTATCTGAACAAACTCGTAAGACTTTGAATTAACGTAATCCTGAATCGCTTCGCTGTCTGCCGCATACATTAAAGATACTCGCAGGAGTTCTGTACGAAACTGATTCTGAATATATGGCCAATCCAGAAGATTCTTCTCGTATTCAATAGCGATTAACGCCAAAATGAGAAGCAGGATGTCGCGAAAATCTTTCGCAGCATCCTGTCTTTCTTCTTTCCGGTCTTCCGATATACGCATCGGCTTGAAGTAATCTTCTATATACTCCTCTGCGTCAAAACTATTCAGTTCGTCTATCGACATCTGTGCCATTCGGTGCTTCCTTACTCATGCCGTCTATTAACGGACTATTTGTTATCTGATATTCGGGAAGATCACTTGACTTCTCGACATCCTTATCTTCACCGAATGTCTTACTCTGATATTGTTCAATGAGGTCTTTGCTGTCTGTCCATACCTGGGCGACATCCTCAAAGAAGTTAACAGCCTTTAATGCGTGCAGACCGTTTACTCCGTGACTTACAAGGTTAGCAAACGCATTAGTCTTGACGGTCATTTCATAAGTCTTCTGTCTCGTAACATTAGGCTTTAAATCCATATATCGAAGCTTCATTAAAGCGTTATCATCGGTAAGCTTTCGTGACTTCCTTATGGCTTCAAGTGCAACCTTGACTTCATTCATCTTGCTTGCTTCCATAAGAAGCTGTTGAGCGCAAGCAACTTGTTCTGCCGCACTCCATCCGGTTGCATCACTCATTGCAGTTCCCGTAGAACCGCCTGAATTATCATTTCTCTGCGGTGTGTATGTCCTTTCAAGGATCATTGCTCTCGCAGTTGTATAATTATTCAAAAGTCCTGCGTAATCATACGATGTAGCTAACGGCTTAATGAACGGAGTCTTTCCATCACGGGAAGTATAAGTTGTCACCCATTCATTCGACCTCGGAGTTTCAACCTCATCTGTCTCATTCCCGTTTTCATCTTTCTTAACAGGAAAATCCACATCGTTAGCGTGCCATATCTGCTGACATTCCTGATCTACATCATTTCCTATATCAGAAAGAAGCAGATTAAGTCTTTTCATTTCAGGTATTTCACGCTCAAACACGCCCATACGGTCGTCTGAACGTTCCCATTCGATAATAGGTATCATTCCGAGAGGATTAACGATTGTTGAAGCAACTTGCTCTCCTGCGGGTACGACCGTTTCCCCTTTTATCTCAAAACGATATTTAGGAGTAAAGGCTGTATAATACTTATTACCCATGTTGTCTTGTCTAAAGGTAACTCCTAATACGACTCTATGATCCGCATAAAGAGAAGACCTCACAACAAAAGCAAAACGAGGATCAAGAGTTTCCAACTCGAAATATGAGTCGCCATCTTTCCACTCGCTTTTTATATCAACAAACGTATATCCAATTCCGCATATCTCAACAAAGTGACCAAGGGTTCTCTGCTTACGGCCTGCGTTTTCTGCGGCGTAACATTCATTCAGAAGTGCAATACCTTCATTCTCATCTTCTGAACCGCTGTCCTTAACACCTCTACGAACAAAGTTGATAAGATTTCCCCAATGATAGCCTTCTTTGAAAACTGTCACTTCATGCGCTATCGGATCAACGGTCTGGACATCTATATCAGAGCGAACTATTTTTTCTCTGTCTAAAGGCATTACGCCCGCTTCAACCAACAGAAGTCTATCGCAAGCCTGCTGATTAGCGAGAAAACCAGGTTCTACGTCTTTGATTATCTGTACGACATTATCCTCGTTGACCTCTTTGACATCTGCAAAGAGATGGTGTCTGCCTATCTGCACCATGGCTTAACCTCACCCTGCGGTTGCGTCTAATACAACCTCTATTGCCGTTGCTCCGGTAAGTTCCCATCTTCTTACGGGACGTGCGGAAAGATCACTTTCTACACCATTGATACCCTGCGACTTAAAAACAATGATCTCTGCATCGGTATCGCCGTCTTTTACTGTTACGTTTATATTATTTGTCTTTAATGCTGTTATCAGTTCAGCTAAAGTCATTTTTTATACCTCGCATACGCAAAAAACCGCCTTTCGGCGGTTGACTATAATCCTATTGTTAATATATCATGTCAATTTTTTCGTTTCAACGGCTCATTATGGCTCATAATGGTACATTTTAACCCATATTTCCTCTACAAAGCGGCGCACCCATAAGCACGCCGCCATGAGAGGGGAATAAACTATCATCACCGCAAAGCGGGAATGACCTAATTTTTACTGACACGCACCGAATGTTCTATCTGCGTGTCGAGCCACGTTGCGAAGTTACCATACTTCTCGTTAATAACTTCTTTCGCCGTATCGTTTATCAGTTCCGTTGCACGCTTCTTCGCCATCTTAAACGCTTCTTCCTGCGCCATCGCATCAAACTCGCCTTTGGTTTTCAGAGTATCAACGTATGTCTGCATAACAAACAGCACAACTTTCTGAACGGTGTTGTAAGCATCGTAAATGACATTAGCGATTTTCTGATCTTCCAATGTCGCTACTTTTGCTTCTACATAATCTTTGAGAATGTCCAATCCCCATTTAACGAGAGGAATGATTGCTGCCGCAATAATCGCGACTATAATTGACTCCCAATTCATTTAGCCACCTCCGTATACTTTAAGCTTACCCAACCTCGGTCACATCTGCCCCATTGAGAAGTACCATTCAATTTCTTCTCGTATATAATCAAAATGTCGCCCTTCTTGGCGACACCAACTGATTTATACTCTGTGCCTGCTCCCTGCCTTATATTGAGTCTGTAAGCTGTTACCCTTACATTTATACCCGTTTGTGGCTTTGGAGTCTCTACGGGGCTATCTGCGTACCTTAACACGCAATTCCACGGCTTGTTGTAATACTTTTGGACAAGAATCTCTTTTCCCGTCTGATCGCCTGACTTACCGCCCGTGACTTTGCCTTTTTCATTGATACTCGCATGAACTATCTGACCGTTTCCGATGTACAGCGCAGTATGACTTCCCTCTTTAAGAAGAACATCTCCAGGAAGAAGCCCTGCTCCCGTTTTAAGGTTCACAGAGGTTATCACATCGACAAATCCCGTTTTCAGGAACGTTTTTTTTATGTTGCCCGTATACGTTGCGCCGTTTGTTTTAACCGGAATCCCTGCCTGCTCAAAAGCTGTGATAACAAGGCCAGAGCAATCAAAGTTCGGGTGTCCCCAACGATCAACCTGGTCATACCCGTGAGTATCGTCTTTCGCTATTTTAACTGCATAATCAACCGCACTCTGTACCTTGCTCATCTTTTTCTCCTTTCAGCTTAAATATTTTTATAAGCGCACAAGAGAATATTTCACCGCCAAACGCAGCATAGAGACAAGTAGTGAGTGCATCATGGTTAATTCCGGTTAAACTCGATAACACTAATTCAACTACTGTGTAGATCAACATTACCGATATCGAAAATATCACATACTTATCCAGGCTTTTCATACTCTCACCTTCTTTCCCAATAAAAAAAGGCTTATGCCTCTGTGTTCTCTTCGGGTTCTTCTACGGGAGCATCGTGTCCGATATCCTCTGACTTCCCCATAACCGTATTCTGATTTTCGTCCACGATACGGAGATTAGCCCTTAAAACATCAGGGGCGTTCCACAGATTAGCGGCTGTCTGATGAAACTTAACAAGCGCACCCTGTAAGTTGTTGTCATGTTCTGAAACGGTAGAGAAATTACCGTTAACACATTGCTGTACTGCATACTTCATTGTTTTCTCTCCTTTGTCGTAAATTTATTGCCCCTTATGAGCGTTGTTTTTAGAAATGAATACTTCTTTTATTGCATTTAAGCAATATAACCTACAAAAGCTGTTCCCGAAGACGGCGAAGCAACGGAACTTGTAACCTCTATTGTGTTTGAATCACCCGACTTTATATGTATATCAAAATATGCACTACTAAAAGCTGAACCGTCTCTCACATTTGAAACTGTTAAAGAGCTTCCACTTTTTCCGACAAGCACTGCAATTGCTCCTATTCCTTGTGCAAAGCCCAAAAAGATAACACTACCATAATTACCCACCGCAATTTCAAACGGCGAAGATGATGAAACCGTAAACCTTTTTACACAGCTTTCTAAAACGGTTATATTATTTGTGTAATCATGATTTATCAACCCATCCATATAATCACCTCACTTTACAATAAAATGTTCGTTTGTTGTATTTATACCGCACTACTTCCCGATAATACAAAGAAATAACCACCCGCTGATCCCGAAACCATAACAGCACCGTTTGTGGCTATATAACCGCCAGCACCACCTTTAGCTTCCCAACTACCACCTAATATTGAGCCACATATGCCCGTAATATTTGACGGTACAATGTCAGCCGTTGCTATTTTAGTGCTTGTAGTAGGCGTTGTGCCTGACGTTGTTTCCTTTTTAAAAGTTACATCTATATGATAACCCGTATCATCTACATAAGAGTTATTATATTGAACAGTATAATTAGCTTCACAAGTGAATGTTATGCGTCTTCTTGCTCCACTATACGCATTTTTCTTCAAAATCATCTATCTCACCTCACTTTCCAATAAAACACTTCTTTATGCTATGCTGTATCCGTTAACAAGCACCATAAATGTTGTAGTCGGTTTTGTTTTTGCATAAGCTGTTAACGTATATACGTTTTCTCCCTCTGCCATATAGAAATAGTCAACGAGATTGTAAGCCGCTTGCTGCGCAGCCGTTGGAAGTTGGTCAAACCGAGGAGCGCCGTCACTTGTACTACCAATGAGCGACACATCAGGTATGATGTGTGTATTCATACCGTAGTCGCTATTACTCCATACTGTGAATGAATAATACCCGTCCGCGTTGACCGTTGAACTCCAATCTGATGCGTAAATCGGATATGTACAGTTCACTTGTCTTATGGTTCTTGCTGTGCTTCCATCAAATTGCTTAATGGTCTGCCGTTCCGAGTTATCCTCATTAGTATATCTAAATTCTACTGAAAGCTTGCTTCCCGTGGTAACATCAACAGCCCGCTGACCACTTCCCGCGTTTACGCCCGTATAATTGCCTTCCATCCTTATATAGAAGGTTGTTGTCGGCTTCGTCTTTGCATAAAGCGTAGCTGATGTAACACCCGTACCGTCTGCCATCCAGAATTTATTTATGAGATTAAATGCGGCATTCTGTGCGGATGTAGCTTCTACGCCATCGGAAGAACCCGTAACACTAATCTTCACGCCTTTGTAGGTGTTATATGCGGAAGTCGTGAGTGTATAGGTGTAATATCCGTTTGCATCGGTCGAAGAAGACCAACTCGATGAGGATATGGTATAACGCTCATAACGGTCAACGTAGGATGTAGCATCGAATTTTTCAGAAAGAGTATTACCCGCTATATCAGATACCTCATCTCCAAGAACTGACGCCTTAACACTATCGACGTTAATAATTGTCCTTGCGGTGGCAAATGAGATTGTTTTGGTCTGCCCTTTGGCAACATAGTAAGCCTTATTCGTTTTGCCTATATACATGAGGCAGCCCGTATGCCCGCTTGCAAGAGTCGCCGTTCTTGTAGTGCTTGCATAAGTGAGTGTTACTGCACCATCACTCGCAATGGCAAGAGTTACAGATGCACACGTTCCACTATCGCTTATAGACAGAATGTTGGAAGACTCTTTTATCGAGAATATATCGCCAATCGCTTTCGTAGAGCCATCCCAATCTATTTCGAAACAGTTAACCTTGCTATATACACTTAATGAATTTCCTATCTCAAATGCCGTGTATACTTTTCCCTCGTTATTCCTTCCCATAACGTGCTGATGGTCGCAACCCGTTCGGGTATAATAACCTTCGGCAAAAGCATTAGCATGAGTCACCGAATTGTTTGATCCGCTTGCATGAGAATAGTTACCGCTTACAGTATTGTTATACCCTTCTGCCGTTGCTTTCGTTCCAAGAGTAGAACCACTTGCTTGCCCCGCAGTAACATAGTCACGTCCTTTTGCCATGAAGTCGGTATCTACGTCTGTCTCGGTGAAATGCGCAGAGTTCCACGCCCCCGCTGAATGGTTTGTGGTACATCTATACAGCTTGCCTTCGTAGGTGACTCTTGCGCCGACAGTATATGAGGTTGATGTCGAGAACGCCGGAGCAATAGCTGACAAGTCAGCGATCCCGCCACCGCCACTACCAAACTCATCAGAAACAAGTGTAGTGGTAAAGTCTGCCGCCGCCCACGCTCCCGTATGAGCCACGGTACACTTATAAAATTCTCCGTTATATATCACATAATCGCCTACCGCATAAGTGTCAGTAGGATCAAACTCATCCGCTATAATAGAAAGGTCTGCCTTTTCAGACAGACCATCGCGTAATCCTATAACATTATCTATCGGGAATCTATACGGTTCATATAACATGGTTTATCTCCTTATGTAGCACGTTTGTAGGCAATCGTATAAGTAACCGCACCTGAATTATCATTTACACCTATTTCAAATGACATCGTTACTCCTGCGGCAAGACTATATGTTCCCGTTGCCATACTTACGTTTGTTTGAACTGATGTATCGTCACTAAACTGCGTTGCTCTATAGTCAATATTCGTTGCATTTGTTACTCTTATGACGGGGTTTGAGTATCCATCACCTCTGTATCGAGAAGAAACAGCGGTGATGATAATATTCATTGTGTAACTTGTAGTATTTGTGTATGTAGATTGAATATGCTCACTCGTTTTAACGTTTTCAGCCCCAATAAATGCTATTGAGCATCCACCGCTATTCATCACGCTGTTTTTGGCGGTTTCCTGCCCTGCTAAATCTCCGGCTGAATATCCTGCCGAATATCCCGAAGAATAGCCTTCGGAACGAGCCGCATTTGTCGGCGCAGTTGCATCAACATATCGGATATCGTTCTTTGCACCAATATCAACAACCCCTCTTTCAGAAGCCAATAAATCTCTTCTTCCAGAAGCATTTTTGACCGATACCACTCCGCTTCCTTTGTGATAACCTTCTGGAATAATAGCAGTTTCACTTCTTGAATTGAGAGTGATATTCGTATTCCCTCTATTCGGCATCATGCCTTCCGCATTTACCATCTCGCTGTTGGTAAAAGTAATGGTGTTGCCATAATCATCCATTGACAACACCATTCCTCGCTGTGCGTTACCTTTTTTCGTTTCAGCTATGCCTTCACGTTTTCCTTTCGCTTTGGCATCTGCCATGTTTTGACGGGAGAAACCACCACTCGCCCTCACCATTGTTTCAGCCATAATCCACTCCTACTTACAATATAAGTCTATCTGTGAAGCACTCTCTACAGAAGAAGAGAATGTTACCGTACAACTTGAACGATTACCACCACTCGCAGGAGTTATTGACGTTCCCGCAACTACCAAGTCCTGAACCTTTGATTGCGGTACATACACTTCAACATGACCACCATCAAAGAAGAAATCGGGGCGATCATTCGGTGCATAAACCGTAAGTGATGTAACGTTTGGGGAAAGAGTACCCGAAACGCACTCTACACACTTATTTACAGCCGCGTTTGTTTCGTTTATCACCGCTGCGCCAAACACATCACCCGTGACCTGATACGTTGTCTCATCGGAGAAATATGTATATCCCCCACTCTGCGTCATTAAATATTTACGCTGTGTCTGTCCTGCTTGCAGAACATCGTCTTTATAATCTGTCCTTAACATATCTTATCCTCTCATGGTTTGATAACGCTTCTTGCCCTGCCAAGAGTAAACGCCAACCTATATGTCAATGCTACCGCTGTTTCGTACTGTCCTTTAAGTGATAATGTCGCTTTCTCGATTCGATTTAATTCTTCATAATCAGGAGTGCGGCCGTTATCCATAAACTGTTTCGCCTGAAACGTTCCAGAAATATTCTTCGCAAGTTGCTGCAAAGCCTGCTCTATCGCGTTCCATTCTGACGCTCTCGGATATTGCAAGTAAGTCTTATCTGCGCCCATCACAATATAATCGTCTATCACAAGCTGTTTCGCGAGAGATTGCACATAGGTGATATTATCTTTAATGCGTTTATAATCACCAATATTGATAAAATCACCCGTATACTTTCCGTACTGATCGTAGTGAATAGACCAATTCGTTTTCGGGGTACTCCAAGCCATTATTTCACCTCTATTCGCACATCCATATCAGAACTCTGCGCTTCAAATGTCACAGTATAAGTCGTACCATTTACCGTCTGACTTATAGGCGCGATCCCGCCCGCTGTTAACAGATTTATAGAAGTTGCTACGCCTATACTCGCATCTGTAAACGTCAAACTTGTATTTCCGGCTGTCAATGTCTGCGTGAAAACAGTAGGGGCAATATACGCCGCTATTGCCTGCGCATTTTCATATATGCCCTGCTCCATGTGATTTAAGTTTTGCCTTGTTATTATTTCTTCATGTACCCAAGTGTGCTTTGTATACATTACTTCACCTCACTAATATCAACCTTTGCAGCATCAACTCTTGCGTATTCGTGATATGACAATCTTCTCGCTCTCAATGTCGATTTTGTCATACCCTGCGCCGTATTTATCGTTCCGTCAATGATGCGGATGAGATTCTTTGCAACGTAATTATTTTCAAGATAAATCTGATCGTCACAATCCAAAGCAGGCTCACCACGATACTCCAAGTTATACTCGACATCATCATTGTAGTAATCTGCCATCCAATCTCTATTGTCTTCTGCCCAATCATCCCCAAAAATCAGGACATTTTTACACGTTCTGTCCACACCGATATTGCGGATGTTCTTTGTCACTTCCGAGTCATTTACAACGATTTCTCTACCCCAAACTAATATTTTATAGGCACTCGTAGAGTTGAATTTGACGTAATACGCGCCACTTCCCGTTATCGTTGCTGCCTGATACCACTTATACGAGCATCGTACTTTCAGATTTCTTAAATCCGCTTCCGAATCGTTAGTAAAGATTATGTGATCTGTGTCGATTTCCTTCGCATAAACTACGCTACCCGTACTGTTTACTACCTCTATCGTGTACTTATCAGAGTTCTCAAATCTCGCATCGAACGGGTCATACTCATGGATAAAAATATTGTCGTCATAATAGCCCCAAGCCATCTCAAACTCTAAAGTTTCTCCGGCATAAAGGTCTATTCCGGTTAAGACATCTCCCGATATGGTGGTTTCATCATCCTCGTAATAAACACCATCTATGATTACGGGGTTTGAAAACAGCAATAAGTTTTCTCCGATTTTAGGACTATCTATAACGGCTAACTGTTTTCTTTCTTTACCGTATGTATACGCATAGTGATGGCATACAACATTCTTTATAAACTCTGTAGTACCAACACTCGGAGAACTCAACAAGTCAGCATAATCCAATGTATAACCGACATTATGAGACTCACTATCTTCAAGACTCGGTGCGATAGTAAATGTACCGTCTCTATCCTCATAAAAGATACAACGACCTGCGTTTGCTATCAGTTGCAGAAGATTTTTATGCTTCTCAACGGGCAACGGTGCTTCTGTATTAAAGTATTCCAAACTTGAATCTATACTATAATTCGTTATGCCTGCATCTGCGAACACTTCTGCTGCCAACATATACAATGTGTTTGGCGTATACCACCCACCACTATTAAAGTGTCCTTTGTAATAGGTAGTATCCATAAATTCAAGATAACCGACACTATTAAACGTAGCTTTCTGCTCGTCAGTAGTCCACGTTTTCAGATATGTCTTGCCACCTTTAATCGTTTCTATCGTTCCATTAGGCAGTTCGCGTCCATAGTCAAAATCGACTTCCTGCTGCTCCTGCAAAAAATGAACGAATGAGTGCGGATCATCCGCAGAAAACTTCCTGCTCGTATTGTCTATCGTAAACGAGAAAGTCTTTGTCGGGAGCTTATCAGACAGATGAGATACAGTATTCGTAAATGATGTAGACAGTAAATCTTTATCAGAGAAATAGAAACCTATTCCGAAAAGTATCTGCTGTATTCTAAATCTCTGATTACCACCCTTTAGCGATGAAGAATCATACGGAGATATTGTGAGATAAGCAGAGTTTGAATAATCACCTATACATTTACATCTTCCCGCATCATCCAACTCTAACTCGCTATAGGTGTAAGTATTAGTCACCGTACCATTCGTTATAGTAAATTGTGTAGGAAGTGCATCATCGTAGAATTTAAGCGATACACCGCTAATTTTACAATTTGCTCCAAACGTAAACCTGATAGAGCCGCCTATTCCTTCGCTTGCCGCACCCTGATATACAGCCCACGCAGTTTCGGGCGGGAATATCATCTCGCCATCCGCACGAAAGAAGTTCTGCTCATAAGTCGCATAAACAGCCTCGATAAGATCATTTCCCGTAGGTATTTGCGACCATTCGGTTACTGCACTCGTCAGCCTCGCGGTCTTCTGCGCAGTTCGGTCTACGATACCTAAATACACCCATACATACGACTTCTCGCGAAGATGTTGCTTCTGTTCAGTTTTGTATGCTGTAGATGTCTGCTGCATATTACTCCAAAATACCGCAATCTATAATGTTTACCTTGCAGTTTCTATAGTTCTTCGGCAATCCATACCGAGGGGAATCAGGGTCATTATCAAGCCAATACACTTCTGCGCTTCTGTCGCCTGGATACATCTTGATCGTCTTCCATTCGCCGCCACACATATCCCATACTTTCGCCGTTACAAAAAAGTTGGAGAATACGGTAAGCATCTGCTCCCATGTCTCTCCAGGAAGCCATGACCAATGCAGATTGTTATACTTCAATACATCTCTTCCGACTTTCTCGCCTATAACCTCTGCATTTGCATTTCTTGCACTATTTACGGCTGTACTTATGATGATTTCCAATCCTGTACTCGGACAAGGAAACTCTATTCCGTTTATCTCCAAAAAAGCCATAATTACACCAAAAAAGACCGTCATCAGACGGTCTTTCCCTTTAATCGCTCATTACATTGCCGGACTATGTTCTTGACTTGTATCGTGGATAGTTCAAACTCTTCTCCAAGTTTCTCATAAGTAAGTCCGTCAATATGTCTCCTTTTCATTATGAGTCTGTTGCGCTCCGCGTGCGTCATGTCAACACACCATTCTTCGATGAGATATTCAATTTCGGATCGCGGCAAACCCTCAAACATAATAGCTTTCCAATTCTTATTTTATCATGTCAAATATTCTTATACAATCGCACATTACGGCTCATTATGGCACATATTCACCCATTATAGTTTAAATACCCGTCTCCGTAACGCTTTTCAAACGTATATAATGCCTTATTAAATAGTCTTTTTGCATGGTTATACGAGTAATCAGCGTGGCGTGACAGTTCCGTCATCTTCTTGTTCTCATGGAAGTATCCCCATATCAAAAAGTAATATGTCTTCCCGTTCCTGCCCTCTTCTTTTAACCCAAGTATCTGGTTCTCTATCTTCTCTTTCAGCCGGATGAGTCTTTCGGCTTCTTTCCCTGCTTTTCTCTCGCACTCGATAGCCTTTATAACAGCATTTTCCATCTGGTCGGGTTTAGGTGACGAATCCACTCTCTCACCGTTAGGCGGGTGTCCCATCTTCATTGCGATATCACGCCATTTCTGCGCCTGATTTGAAATATTCAAGATATCATCGTCAATGTCTAACAGTTGTTCCAAATACTCTCTTGTGGTCATGTCTACCTCCTTGCAAATGGACTCTTGATTATTGCTGCTTGCCGTCTGCCCCTCTTCTCAAACATCATCGCCAACTGCGTAAGTGAATCTGCGCTGTCGTCATGGACATTCTTGCCCTCGGCTGAAAACATCGTTAATTCGTCTATGGCCTTTCTATACTGTTCGGAAGCATGATATTTATGGTTATCTTCTTCCGTCCATTTCTTTGTAGTCAGAAACATGAAGTCTCTCTTTATGAAATCCGAATATCCGCTGATCTTATCTTCCTTTGACATCTTCACCGGAGCGTTCTCCAGGGTGACATGGCAATGAAGGATATGTCTTGAACTCAATTCTTTCTGTAACTGTTCAGCGAACAAATCACCGCCTCGGTTCTTCTCTATCTTTAACTCTGTTATGGTGTGTTCTTCTATCTTGTCTGCCACCAAAGGAATCGTATAAGCGGTCGTTCTTTTGTCATGCACCCAATCGACAATATACTTATCTGCTCCGAAATCTTTACATATCGGCATCGACAATGAGTCCCCAGAACCAAACGCAGGGTCGAGTGCGGCCATCGTTCTACAAACCGTGTCCGGTACATCGCCATCAAAGAACCGAAGTTCCTCTATAGGGAATGTCAGACCTTCTCTCACAAACGGGGATTGCTGATACTTCGCCATCCATTCGGGTTTATCAAGTCGCTCACGGTAGCCCTGGTAATATTCTGTAGAGAATCCGTTAAACTCGTACTGAAAATTGCTCTCGTCCTTTTCATTCAACGCAGGAATCTTACGAAACCTCGCTCGGTCATTCCCTGCGTTCTCATGTTCCTCTCTCACTAACGGGTCAAGAACACTCCACAAGGTCCCGACTAAAATCTTCTTAGCCCCGTCATTCATTCGGTCGAGCATCTTATTCTGATATTCCTGATAGGTGTTCTCCATTCGGGATGCCGAAAGTGAATGTTCACGGTCACGAACAAGGTCGTCCACATACAAATACCCATCAGAGGATATATCTATAGCACCCGTCCATGTTGAGTCCGTAGAACGGCAGGAAAATGTTGCAAACTCGTCCTTTTTACCCAAGTTGATAGTCAGTTCGGCAGGATCGCTCGACTTTTTCTCTACCACTTTCTTCATTTCGGGATTCTTATAATAGAAAAGTTCTTTATAGGTATACTCGTTCTCTTCCATGAGGTTTTCCAAGCCTCTAAAGAACCTCTTAACAAGCTGTCCAGAATGACCGCCCATCGCGTTATGGCTCATGGGTTTACGAAGTCCCACCCAGGTCAAAAAGAATATACACAAGGTCGATTTACCGACTCGTGACGGCATCGACAAACCATAGGTGTCGAGTAAGTCGTCTTCCAGGTCCTGCATATCCTGCGCGGGTACACACAGAGTCTTTCTCCGAGGAACATAGAACCGTTTGGCATACTTCCGGTTCTTCTCCATATAGTACATATAAGAAGTGAATAAATGAGGACTCTCTATCTTGAACAGTTCATAAGCCTTATCAATAATCGGGTGCTGTCTCTCGTTCTCCTGCATCCATTTCTCTAACAGCCAAAAATTGCCGCCTTTGGTCTGCTCACAAACCCATCTCTCGATAAGATCATGTGTAAATGAGGATATGCCTTTCCCATAAGTGATGTCTTTCTCATCGTTATAGGCGACATTCGCAGCCATGACACACGCATCTATTACTTTGTCGTCTGCCGTATCATGGTTCGCTGTGTAGTTTTTGTAAGAGTCAAACGCTCTTATCAGTTCTGCGCTTGCCATAACCTTCTTTTAACCCTGACATGAAAGCCATAAACTTCATCGTATTTTTCGCCGTGGCCATTATCGTTAAAAGCCAACTCGCCATCTCAAACCACAGCGGATAGTCATTTCTCACACTTATATACAGCAAAAGTATCCCTACGAGCATTTCACCCTCTCCATTTCATTTCTGATTCGCTGTATCTCATAGTCCATTCGTTCGACTTCTTTCCACCAATCCATGATTTTCTGATTCCGTTCTTCCTGACCGTCCATACCTATGATGTTACCGTCCACACCGACAAACGTATACTTATAAGCGTCGTTAATGGCTCTTTTAAAGAGTTCGTAAGCATAGCTCTTATAGTTTATCGCGCTTCTCAGCAGCAGTTCCCAATTCGGTTCGTTCATGTGACACTCTTCTCTCTAAAGTGATCTTTGTTCCATCTACGTCCAAAACCACAACGACATACGGGTAATTCTCGGGGTTCGCCCGCGACACATACATCCGCTCATCGTCCATAAACGGATGAGCCTTCTTCATTTCGGTAATACACCTCTTATAGTCGTTAATCGTCAGACTCTTTAGCTCATCATAGCAATCTATCATACGATGAATCTCCTTCCGCATCGGGTACACTCACCCCACGCCGTCTGCCATTCTTTAGAAACAGGATTCTTTATATAATGCGTTTCCATACATTTCTTCCCGCCACATCCCATCTTCACAGTTTCACCGTTCTTCAATTTCACCTCGCTTGGGAAGCAATCTTCCATCTCGACTTTCTGACCCTCACGCTCGGCAAACCATTCCTTTATCTCAGGATCATCTACCTCTACAACTCCCCCGCACGAAAAACAATGATACAATCCATCTTTCATCTTCCCTATGGGTTCTTCGCACTTCGGGCAGACGGGACACGGATATATCTTATCCATCAGAAAATCGTAGTCTTCACCCCATATCGCGTTCATATCTCAATCCTTTCACTCGATATCTCTTTCCAAACCGCTCTATCTCGCCATCGGCGATCAAACCATCAAAGTAGTAAAACAGACTCGACATGGATTTCAGCCCGACTCCCTCACCGATCTCTCTATAGGTCGGTAACATACCCACTCGGCAGGCGTATTCTTTGATATATTCCAAAATCTTCTCTTTCACAGTTTCATCACCATCTGAACAGCCTTTTCTACGGGTATACCCTTATCCTTACAAACGTCTTTCATCTCTTCTACCCACGGTTCACAAGCTACTTCCGTTCCGGTACTCGTGAACATCAGCACACCCTCATTCAATTTATAAGCAATATCATCCCAGAACTGCTTCATAGTCAGCCCCGAAAACGCTACCATACCCTCTATTTCTTCCAATTCATTAGGAATGACGGGTTTACCCTCGTTAACAATGGATTTTTTGACAGAACCGCCAAGAAATTTGTCAATAATCTCGTTAAACCACGCATTAAACGTCTGTCCGCCTAACCGTGACTCTATTTCCGCTAACTTATCGTTATCAATTCTTACCGCTTTTACGGTTGTGTTTAATTTCGGCATATTCCCCTCTTTAAAGGGGACGCATCATGTAGCACCCGTTTCCGTCCGGTTACAACCCGTAAGTACCACCGTCCCCTTAATGCACGGGCAGAGAATCGAACTCTGCCTACACCATCGTGCCTGATCTAAATTAAAATAATGTTTAGTTACCCGATATTGTCATCCCGTCCACCTCCCTTCCCCTTAAAGACTCCAGGGCTGAATGGATTCGAACCATCAATACCGAGAATCAAAATCTCGTGCCTTACCGTTTGGCTACAGCCCTATGGCATCGTATTATCTAAAAATTGCCATAGCTCTTTAGAACATTTCTCTGCGGGTATCTGTACACTTGCATAACCACGCATCAGCGGTGTCCTCTCTTCAACTTCCCCGCCGAACTCTCTCGCTATGTCCAGAATGATATCCATTACTCCCTGATCCGTAGTCTTTATTTCTATCATCTTTGTATTCCCCCTATGGAGAAATGATACCCCACTTTTTCGGCTACTAACCGCTGAAACGCAAGACGGGAGTGAGTTTGAACGGGTTTACCCATGGGGATTTTGGGGGGCGAGAGGGGGTAACTCGCCGCTCGAACGTGTGTTCTCTCCGACCCCTGAACGGGTGTTCGGTTGCCGATCGCCCCGAACGTCTGTTCGGTCAGACCTGGCGCGGGTCAAAAGTTGCTAAAATGTCCGTTATATTAACCCGTTTTGACCTCTAACAGCCCCGCAGAGCAATCGAACACGGGGAGAGCCGCCGCGCCTGCTGTCTGCTGTGCTGTAGTGTGTATAATCTCCCTTGTCTGTGTCCATCCGTGCCAATGGTTAAGCACGGCAAGTGCGCCCGTGGGGTTCTGCCGCCCGTCTATTATCATATCCGCAAGCCCGCGCTCTTGCGCGTCATGCAACTTTTGCAAAAGGTGAACCCGCGCGGGGGTTGCCTTGTCCGCCTGCGAATATTTGCCGCTATTGCCGTATATCGTCCCCTCGTCCATCCCTGCGAACTGTGCAAAGTCGTCTATCATGGGAGCTTTTATGTATGCTTTACAGAGTGCGATCCATATATCACAGAGGGTGTTGACTTTCTTTAGGTCGTAACAGTACCCGCCGCCGTTGCGTCTCGCTCTCTCTCGGTCTGCTAATATGTCGCGGTTCTTTCTAAAGACATTTTGACCGATAAAGCGGCAACACGCACTCCATTGTGTTTGGCGTGCCTTGTCCATCGTGTCGATATTAAACCGCGTGCAGAATGTCTCTATCGTCTCTTGTATCAGTTCGGGAACGTCTGCGGGGAGTTCGGCGGGGTTTACTACTTCCGCCGTGATGATGTCGGGAGTTGTCTCCCGCGGGTCCTGGTTTTCGGTCTTTTCTTCAAGACCGGATTTTATACCCGCGCTTTTTAGTATGTTGGAGACGTTGGAGAAGTCTCCCGCGATGATGGCGGGGAGCTGTTCGGGTGTGTTGGTGTTTATGTATCCAACAAGTCGGACAGCTTCGGCGGAAGATATCTCGAACCGCTCCGCGATTTTTTGCGCCGTCTGTTTCAGTTGTTTTACATCATACGCCATAAGATCACCCAAAAGAAAAAGCCGCAAGACGTGCGGGAATTGTCTCCCGTCCATCTCGCGACCGTTTTATACTATCGCTTGCAGCTTGCCGCCACTCTTTTATATTACCCTTATATTATAAGACTTTGAGCGACACAGCGCAAGCAAAAAGCCTATATTTTATGGGGGTTTACTTTGTTTTTTATTCTGCGGGAGTCTGCTCCCGTCTTTCTATCTCTTCTTTTATAAGCCTATTAACGCAAGCGTTCAGACTCTCCCCCGTTGCCGCTTTTAATCGGTCTTTTAATCCTTTTTCAAGATTAATATTAACGCGGTCAAACTTTGCTTGATAGTTCGCTATAGCCCGCCGTGTATAATCGGGCGTTTTTGTCTGTTTTTTCTTTTCCATGCTGTAAATATAACGCCTTGCGCTCTTTGTGTCAAGTGTTTATATTATCATCTCATATAAGGTGTATTATACAATATGCCCTGAAACCTGGATTGATCTCTGGTTAATATTCCGGTATTGCGTTATGTTTATATAAGGTGTATTATATAGACAAGAACAAAGGAAGCACCGCAAAAAGTTAATAAAAAGAAAGGAGACAACGAACCATGATAAAAGTCGGAATGATAGTTAGATATAAAAAAGAGTGGTGTTCAGAGGGTGAGCGGGAACTGCTCCACATAGTCAGAGAAAACAGACTCGACCCCGTTAACGACACGATGACAAGATGGTTAATTGAAACCATAAACGGCAACACCTTTTTCAATCTTACCGAGACGGTAGACGAAGACATGATAGAAGAAGCCACCGACCTTATAGCATGAAAGAAAAACAACAAGCCCGAAAAGTAAACGGGAGCGCGGCAAGACCGGACAGCACCCGCCGAACACGGACGA